TGTGGTTGCAAGGTGGTATGCGAGGGCAGCGGAAGAAGCGACAGGGCAATTGAGGCTGGTGAATCCCAGGGCTGTCGAGCAAGCACATAGATGTCTGGTTGAAGGATTGAGCGAGGATCAGATCAAGACCAGGGCACAAGCTGTACTGGACAACTGCCGACAACAAAGGCAGTCAGCCCCAGAACACCTGGGCTTTCTTTTGAATTGACCGGAGCGTCACATGTCTATACGTTCAATAACCCGGTTGACGCCGGTTAATCGGGGCAGAATAAAAAAGGATTGCGCCACACACAAAAAACGACCCTTCCCCCCCCTATCCGCCGTGTGCGTAGGGGGGCCAACACAAAAATATTTACGGATTTTTTCATGCTCCTGTTTTCGGAAATCAAAACTGCTCTCAATAAACTACCAGAGGAACATAGATTGGATACAGCGATAGCCCTAGCGGCCCGAATGACAGAATTACAGATGGCTTCCGACCATTGCGTTTCTTCGGGCTATGCCAGGAAGGTGCCGACCCGTGTGGGCATTACCTTAACGGAGATCATAGAGGGCGTGGCGAATGGGTCCGGTTGAGTTCATGCGCTCTATGTCATCTGATCCTGTAGTCAATCGGGTGATTCAGAAATTTGTCACCCGTTCGCACCAGGGCATGGACCGGTATGGGATCACGATGGAGCAAAACAACGCACCGGCGATGGATTGGATCGAACATGCCCAAGAGGAATTGATGGACGCGATTTTATATTTGGAGCGATTGAAAACGGAGATGCGAAATGGCTGAAAGATATGATTTGAAAGTTATGCGTAAAGGCAGAGACGGGAAAGACTACGGCACCAAGATCGGTTCGGCGTGGCCTTGGAAGTCCGGTAAAGATGGTTTCAACCTGACGTTTGATGCCTTGCCGGTTGCACAGTTACGCGATGACGGCACCTTGAGTTGTGATGTGATGATGGCGGAGCCGTACACTGAAAAAAAGTAGTGGAGCGTGTTGCCGGTTCGGTTGACACGCCGATTGATTTAGATGACGAGATACCGTTTTGATGAACATTACCAATGAAGGCCGAAGTAAGGGTGCGAAAAAGGCGAAGAAAAACCGTGACCTGATTCCAAAGGGCGGCATTGCTGATCCGAAAAAGGCTAATGCGGAGTTTTGTCGGCGGATCGAAGAGCAAGGCAAATGTTTTTGCAACCGTGTTTGCAAGTGCGGAAAACGTAGAGCGGTAACTACTGTAGTGACCGATTTCAAGCAGATGCAAACCCGATATATCAGCCATTTTGAATATGATGAATATGTGGCGAAGGGCTGGGATATTAACCTGGATTTAGGGCACCATTCGATTCATGCCTTGCTGGCAACACGGGTGATTAAATGAGCGGATCACCGCATCCCACGGGCCGCTTTGGCGGTGTAAAGAAACTGGAGGACCGGCTGCGCGGTCGTAGCGAGGTGATAGCGCAAAACAAAGACGGCATTGCCCAGACCTTGATCGATATCGCCAGGGCAAATTTAACGGATGTAATTGAGTGGAACGAACAGGGAGAGGTGAAGGTCAAGGCTTCGGCGGATATTCCGGAGGCCGTGGCCCAGGCAATTAAAAAAGTGAAAGTGACAAGGAGCAAAAATGGTGACCCTACTCTCGAAATTGAAATGCATGATAAAGTCTCTGTTCTCCGTGTGTTGGCAAAAAGTGCAGGGCTTTTGGAACCTGTTAAAGATGAATCTTCTGCGCCTTCTGTCGTGGGCATTACGATGCACGGGCCAGAGGTTGTGTCAGTGCGGAAGGAAGATTCAAGCGGATGATACCGCACCTGGTCCGAAATGACCTGGGTACTTGTGAGCCTTTGTCTGCTTGGGCCGGTTGATCCGAAAGTGAAAGTCATAGCCGTGTTTGATAATCAAAAAAACTGTGAAGTGATGCTTGAAGAGATATCGAAATTTTCCGGTGGCTTTTTTTGTTTATCTGGTCGGAAGTGATGGACCCGATTGATTGCCCCTGGTGCGGTAGCTGGACAAGGCCGGTGTTTAAACGTGCCCATTATGAATGTGGCCGGTGCGGTAGAATTTTAGTGGACTGTTGTGATGGCGAACAAGCGCAACCCGATAGCGAAACATTTAAGGACAAGCCAGTACCGGCAACGGGTGGTGCGGTCGAAGAAGCGTTATGAGCGAAGAGAAGCAAAGCGCAAACTTAGACTTGGACTTCAAAACCGCTCCGACCGTCTGGAAGTTTCTGAATAATGATGCCTTTGTCCGTGGCCTGATGGGGCCGGTTGGATCGGGCAAGTCCTACGCCTGTGCCGCTGAAATTATGCTCCGTGCCGTCAAACAGAAACCCTCTCCCCGTGACGGCATACGTTATTCCCGGTTTGCTGTAGTGCGGAACTCGTACCCCATGCTCCGGACCACCACCCTCAAGACCTGGATGGAAATCTTTCCGGAGAATATCTGGGGCCGTGCCCATTGGTCTCCGCCGATTACGCACCACATCAAGCTGCCCAGCCGTGGTGAGGCCCACGGGGTGGACTGTGAAGTGATCTTTCTGGCTCTCGACCAGCCCAAGGATGTCCGGAAGCTCCTTAGTCTCGAATTGACCGGAGCCTGGATTAACGAAGCCAGGGAATTACCGGTGGCGATTCTCCAGGGATTATCCCACCGTGTCGGACGCTATCCCACCAAGTCTGACGGCGGTTCCACCTGGCGTGGTATCTGGATGGATTCAAACCCTATGGATGACGATCATTGGTATTTCCGCTATGCCGAAAAAGGCGAGGCACCGAAAGGCAAATATGCCTGGAAGTTTTTTAGACAACCCGGCGGAGTACTGGAAGTATCAGCCGAAGAGCTACCGGAAGAACCGGAGTTCAACGGGTTCGTGCAATCCGCCGGTCGCTGGTGGATGACCAACCCAAGCGCGGAGAATTTGTCCAACCTGATAACCGGTTATTACGAACAGCTTGTCGGCGGCAAGAACCTGGATTGGATCAGGTGTTACGCCAAAGGCGAATATACGTTTGTTCAAGAAGGCCGTCCGATAACGCCTGAGTATGACGATGAAATGATGTCCGTGGACGGCCTGGAGTTCGATCAGAGCTTGCCGCTTCAGATCGGGCTCGACTTCGGTCTGACACCGGCGGCGGTGTTTGGTCAGAAACATCCCAGCGGTCAGTGGCGGATTTTGCATGAACTGGTGACCTTCGATATGGGCCTGGAGCGGTTCGGCAATCAGTTGAAGGCGGAAATCGAAACCCTGTATCCGAAAGCCGAAGTGATGGTCTGGGGTGACCCAGCCGGTCAGCAAAGGGACCAGATATTCGAGGTTACGGCCTTCGATCATTTGAAGACCCTGGGCTTGCTGGCAAGACCGGCGGCAACCAACGACTGGAAGACCAGACGCGAAGCGATGGCCGCACCGATGATCCGGTACTTCGACAAAAAGCCAGGGTTGCTGATCGACAAGAAATGCCAGCGTACCCGTAAAGCCCTGGCCGGTGGCTATCACTTTTCCAGGGTGGCGATGGGATCGGGCCAGGAACGGTTTCGGGATGTTCCCAACAAGAACGAACATAGCCACGTTGGTGACGCTTATGGCTATCTCGTTCTTCAAGGAGAACACAAACGCATGACCAGACGGCCCGTGAACTTTGCCAAGCTGCCGGTTGCAAGTGCCGACTTCGATGTCTTTGCTTGAGGACATAAATGCGCTGAATGAAGCGGCGAAGCTGCAACCCGATTACAAGCTGATCGACTTTGAACCGGCCCTGGTGCCGATGCTGAAACCACGGGGCACGGACGCCACCTTCTTTGAACATATTCCGAATTTTGCAACTATCCTTTCCGGATATGCCGCCTTGGGACCGGCCTATATGGGATGCTTTCAAGGCTATCCCATCTGTATGTTCGGCTGCATTCCGCTCTGGCCCGGTGTGGCCGAATGCTGGCTGATCACCGATGTCAGTTTGCCGAATCATAAGCGTCCGTTTCATCGCGTCACCAAGCTAGTCTTAGACAGATTTATGTCAGAGTTACAGATTGTTCGTCTTCAGATCACTGTACATTCTGAGAATTTTCTAGCTCACAAGTGGGCAAAAGTCCTGTACTTTAAGAAGGAAGGGGTCTTGAAGAAGTTCGGACCCGATGGAAAGGATTTTATAATGATGGCGAGGATTTAAACATGGGCGGTCTTGTCGGCGGATTATTTTCAAAACCCAAACCACCACCCCCACCACCCGG